GATCAAAAATTAGTTTTGGATGGTAAGTTAGAGGACACTAGTGATCGTTTATCTCGTGGTGAGAAATTCCGTGATGAATTGATGTTAAAGAAACATACAGACATTGATAAGGAACTATCATTAATCAATCCTGATAATTTGAATGGTGAGATCCTTATATTTCAAAACAAGAGAGATGAGACCAAGAAGTTGATGGATGGTATCAATATTATTCCACCAAGTCAGTTTTATAATGAAACTGAACATGATATAATCCGAGAAGACTCTAAAGGTGTTACAGCAAATAAAATTGAGGTAAATGTTAAACTTAAGGATCTTGAAGTCTTGGCTCGTTCTGTGAGTGGTGGTATTAAGTGTGAGCACTGTGGTATTGAACTATTAAACGCAGAGTTAACAAAATCCAAATTGGAACAGATGGATGGTCTTAAAGAACAACTATCAGGTTATGAGAATAGATTGATTGAGTTAAATAACGGGGACCAACAATTCCAACAACTTAAACGAGAGTTTGATCAATATGAGCGTAATAAGTTAATCCGAGAAAAATATGAGGTTGAGATTCAGAATTATGATATGAAGATCCAACAAACCAGAGAAAAACTCGGTAAGTTTTATGATGTTCAGAATAAGATTGAAGAGAATAAGAATCTTGAGGGTCAGATTATGAAGGCTACGATGAGATTAGATGAGTTGAAAATGGAAAAAGGTAAGATTGAACGAGATTTATCACAGATTGACAATGAGAGTAATTCTCTAACACTTAAGATTGAAAAAAATCGGGATCTAATTAGTAAGATAGCTCAAGAGTTTGAGAAGGAAAAAATCTACAAGATATACTTGGAGATCTTTGGTAAGAACGGAATATCAAAAATGATTATGAAGACAATGATGCCACTTATCAATTCCGAGTTACAACGACTACTACAAGATAGTTCCTACTTCAAGTTGGAGGTTAGAATTAACGATAAGAATGAAGTTGAATTCATGATGATTGATAATGGTACCGGTGTTGAGAAGTTAATGGTATCTGGATCTGGATATGAGAAAACAATTGCATCATTAGCGTTGAGGGCGGTATTGAGTAAGGTTTGTTCATTACCAAAGCCGAACATAATTGTGTTTGACGAAGTTTTCGGAAAGATATCAAATGAGAATCTTGAGATGGTTGGAGAATTCTTTTCTAAAATCAAAGAATATTTTGAGAAGATTTTTGTAATCACTCACAATCCATTGGTTAGTCAGTGGGCGAATAACACGGTAAAAATTACCAAAACAGATAACATATCTAAAGTAAGTCAATAATGGAAAGTAAACCACATGAGGTCACTATTGAAGATATGAGATATCGTTTAGAAGCTGAGGGGGAGGGTTATGCTCTCCTCCACTATTACGGACGAAATATATCTTGTGAGGATAAGACCGCAGAAAACTTATGGAAAAGTGCGTATGATGCACTTATCAAATTAACTGAGTATGTAAACAATGTTGATTAGTGTTTAGAACCTTTGTAACCACCGATGTTTTTAGCGAAGTTAGCCATTTTAACAACAGATGAATCATCAGATTTCATTGCCTTGTTAATACATTTCATCGTTACCTCACCATCGGCTGATGCTAAACCATTTCTCTTACACCAAGCACCAAATTTACCAGTTGTTCCTTTTTTTTCTTGTTTTTCAACAGCTTTTTGAATGAAGTTTTCTTCTTTTTTTGACTCATTTACAACGTGTTTAACTAAATTTTCTAGTTGTGATTCTGTTAGTTTGATAATTTTCTTCATTTTGGTCTTGTTTTTGTTAAATAAATATCCGAACTTTGTGTTCTAATTCAATTAAAGAGTATGAAAAAATATCTTTTATTTATGATGGGTGATTTTACAGGACGTGAAAATGTCATCCGAGATGTTGTTGATTGTATTTCGCCAATTGCGGACTCACCATCAGTAAAATTTTTATTTGGTGATTATAATGTAATTATCCATTTTTGGTCTAATGTTAATTTTGAAGAACTCAGAGAGTTTTTATCATTTTCAATTAGCTCTGCGGCACCACAATATTTTATTATGGAATATACTGACAACATGTCAGTGGTGTTACCGAGAACACTTTTTGAACATTTATTTGATTTAGATAAAAAAGATACCGATGTTGATTTGAACACTCGTAACTTTGGTCTTCAAAAAACAGGATTAGGTATGACCGCCAAAGAATTGGATGAACAATTTGATGAAGAGATTGATGAAAAAATATTTGAAGAGATAATGAATAAGGCGGGGTTTAAGAAACCCACAGTAGATGAGATCTTAGATAAAATCAATGAGTTTGGTATTGAATCATTAACACCATTAGAACAGAGCGTATTAAAATCACAAGAGTAATATTATGAAAGACAAAAGTGCAATTGTTATTATGAACCAAGACGAGATTTCGTCTTATTTGAAAGATGTTCGTAAATTAAAAGTAATGTCAGTTGAGAGGGAGAGAGAACTATCCAACATGGTATTGAATGGTAGTTTAACAAAAGAGGAGAAGGATAAGATTGACAAAGAATTGTTGGAGGGTAATTTAAGGTTTGTTATCACCATTGCAAAACAATATCAGAATCAAGGATTAGATTTACCTGATTTGATTGCTGAAGGTAATCTCGGTTTGATGAAAGCAATTCAAACCTTTGATTGGGGTAAGAACCTAAGATTTATATCATATGCTGTATGGTGGGTTAAACAATCTATCCTTCAAAGTTTGAATGAGAATGCTAGAACTATCCGACTTCCAGTTAATATTGTTCAGGACCTGTATAAAGAAAAACGTGAGATTAGTAAAAAGGGTGGTGAATTATCTGATAAGATGATGTCTCTACCATCGGTGATTAACTATGATCAAACAATCAATGATGAGGGTGATACATTGTTGGATACAATCGAAAATCCTGATGGGTATTTACCTGAAGTTTTATTCAACACTCAAAATATTCTAAAAGAGAAGATGATGGAAATTTTGGGTATTTTGGATGAAAGAGAAAGAATTATTGTTGAAGATTACTTCGGAATTGCGGGAGATGCTCCAAAAACTCTTGAAGAAATTGGAAATGATTTTAATCTTACAAAAGAACGTGTTCGTCAAATTAAAGAAAAAGCTCTTAGAAAATTAAGAAATGAGAGTGGAACCTTGTTTGATTACATGTAATTCATATTTATAAAATAAAAGTTATGGAAAAAATTAAATCTTATTTACCAATTGTATCGTTTGTGGTGTTGGTATTATTATTGTTCAGAAGTTGTGGAACAGGATCTGATGTTAATCGATTGAAAAAAGAAGTTCAAGAATTAAAATCAAACACGATTACAAAACAAGAGATGATTAAACTCATCAATGAAACTCCTGCTTGGAAGAACTTAGAAATTGAAGAATTAAGTGATAAGAATCACGTACCGATTAATTTCTATAAAAACCAAAATTTGGTAGACACCACTAATTGATATGAAGAAGTGGTTACAAGATAATTTGAGGTCCATTATTGTGACCTCATTTATCATTCCAATACTTTTGGTTGCGTTTGTTTCAATATCTCACGTTGTGACATTTTATGGATTATCAAATCCGATGTCTTGGGCGATATTTTTATCTGTTGCGGTTGAGATTGCGGCCCTTGCTGCACTTGCGGGAGTATCTGCAAAATTCGGGAAGTTTATATACATACCTTTTGGTATCGTAACCTTAATCCAATTTATTGGTAATTTCTTTTATTCCTTCTCATTTATTGAGACATCGTCCCAAGAATTCAAAACTTGGATTGAGATGGTTTCTGGTGTATTTGAACCTATGGGTATTGAACCAACTGATGTTGCTGCACATAAACGAATATTGGCGTTTTTTACTGGTGGTTTATTACCATTTATATCTTTAACATTCGCCCATATGTTGATTGTTTATTCTGAACGTGATAAAGAAACACCGAAAGAAGAAAAGAAAGTACTGACTGAAGATGAGATTGTCGAACTATCAAAAGAGATTGGAAAAATGGAGACAATAGATGAACCTGTTGTCCTTTCTGAGGAAAAAATGGGAGAACTTGAAAATTTTTTAAAGAAAATGTCAAAAGAATCCGATAATTCTGAGAATAAAATAAAAAGGTTGGTTTATAGTAAAAATGGGTAAAATCAATAAAATTTTATCATCTAATGGTATTAAGACTGACGAAATTAAGAAAAACATAATATTGATTGATACTAAGAGATTTTTTGATGAGTATGTCAATAGTCTTGAATATCGATTAAATAAAAAAAACACAATGATACCTCACTATCTTATTGGGCAAGATGGTGAGGTATTTCAATTTTTGGAAGAGAACGAAGGTTCTGACATATCATATGATTTAACGGAAGATTATACAGGTATTGTAATTGCTTTGGAAAATTTAGGTTGGTTAGATAGATTACCTCTATCATCACATTACATTAACTGGATTGGAAGTATTTATAAAAAAAAGGTCTTTGAACGTAAGTGGAGAGATTGTTTATTTTGGCAGACATACACTGATGAACAATACATATCATTAGCTGATTTGTGTAAAGAAATATTCAATACATCCAAAATAAACAACAGATGTGTTGGACATAATGTTAAAGTTACAGGTGTTTCACAATACGAAGGTATTATATCACGAAGTAATTTTTCAGAACGATACACAGATGTGAATCCGGCATTTGACTTTGATAAATTTAACGAATTATTAAATGAAGAAAAAAAACGAGTACGACGAATTAAAAAACCTATTGAAGGTATCGTCAAAGATGGTGAGTGATCGAAAGTATGGTCAATTAAATGAAAATAAATTGTTCTCTCAAATAATTTTGGAACAAGATTCATCGTTTGAGGGAGAAACCGCAGGTACAAACGCTATTTCAAATACGAGACCTAATATTGCTAAATCAATTGAAGATCGAATTGATGATGGTGAAAAAAGTAAAAGAGACAAACAACAAGCATATAGAGTTTCTGGTGGTGTTATTGTCGTACATGGTAAGAATACTCAAGATTTACAATTAACAACTGAAGACAAAGCAGCTTTTCAAGAAACTATGGACGAATTCCTTACTGAAGTTTCCGAGTTTGTTGATTTTTATCCTCTGAATATATATGCAAGTACCGTGGAATGGTCAGGACGTATTATTGATAAAGATTTGGAGTTTTTCTATAGTATTGGAGAATCTAACGGGGTTTATATTAATGGTACAATGATTAAGGTCGATTATGATTTTGTTAAGTTCATTGAACAAATTCAAAGTTATTATCAAAAATTCAAAACTAAATGGGCTAAAGTGTTAGCTGTTAGAAAGAAAACTATAACGATACCTGAAAATGAATAATAAAATATTGAATTTAATATTACTTGGAGTAATTGTTTTTTTGGTTATCACTAATTTGAAGTCTTGTCAAGACAAAGATTATTTAGAACAGAAGGCTAATCAGAATGAATTGGCAATGAATGATACGATAACGTATTATAAAGGTCAGTATAAAAAAACAGCGTTCCAACTAACAAAGGAAGAAGCGGAAAAACAAGACGTTAATTTTAAAACAATAATCAAAGAACTACCAGGTAAGACAATCACAACGGTGACTTATTTAACACCTAAGTATGAACACACTTTTGATATCGGATCTCAAATAGAAAAAATTAATGATTCTACGTATAAAATATATTTTACAGACACTAATGATGTGAGAAGTATTGGATCTGAAACATATGTTTTATTTGAAAGTAATACGATAAAAATTAATGATACAACATATGTTGAAAAGTATTCATTGGGGTTATATCCTAAATTTAATGGTAATCCGACTAAGTTAACTGAAAAATTTACATTTGGTTTAGGAATGGCAACTATTGAGGAAAAAGGGATAAAAAAAGTTGTTGTAACACCTTATACTCTGAAATATATTGATGGTAATGTTGTTTTAGATAAAAAAATTGAAAAAGAATTGTTAGATATTCCCGTATTAAATTCTGTGGTAATTGATCCCCCAAAGAAAGTATTTCAAAATGGGTTGGCATTACATGTTGGTTTTGGTCCTATGTTTGGATATATGAGATCAGCAAATAGTTTTGGGATAACCTGGGGACCAAATTTAAGTTTTGGTTATTCAATTAGATCTATAAAAGAATTATTAAGATAATTATATATATGTCATTTACATCATCAGAACAGAAAGAAATTGAGATTATGATCCGAAAAGAAATTAAAGACTTTTTGGGTTCTAATACTTTACGACAATACGAGGAAAAATTAATGGCTGAAATCCTTAAGGAGTTAAAAAAAGGTAAGTTAAATGATGAAGTTAAGGAAATAATTGTCAAACTTTTTACTGAATTTTACGGAGTTATGTATAATCAGAGAAGTGTTTGGCAGAGTAGATTAAAGAACGCTTAATATGAAAAGTTTATCAGATAGTATGAAAAAAACTTTTAGAGAATTACCTTCAGGTTCAAAATCCTTAGAAGCTCAAAATGATTTTTTGAAGAAAATTGAAAATACTGAAGCGACAGGGGCTTCAGGTGCTGGACAATATAGTGGTCCATTATTTGGTCCTATGAAAAAAGAGACTAAAGAAACTAAAGGTGAAGAATTTACTCAAGATCCTGAGAGAACTATTCAATCAAGAGAAATGGATTTAGATAATATTTTTGGTAAATATTACAGAGAAGTACCTGAAGATGTTATTAGATATATGAGAAAAAACCCTGCGTTAATCTTTCAAAGGTTGTACGACACTTATGGGGATAAAGCTTATGATTATTTGGATAGGGCTTCTGAAAAAAAGAATAAAATGTTTGTTAAGGAAGGTGAGGTACTAAAAGGTGGTAAGGCTGACAATAAAAGTTTGAGTGACCTTGCTAAGAAACATAACCTACCTATTATGGACATGAAAAAAGAATTATCCAAAGGTGTTAAAACAGAAATGGAACACACCGATAATAAACGAAAGGCAACCGAGATAGCTATGGATCATTTGTATGAAGATCCAAAGTATTATGACAAATTGAAAAAGATTGAATCTAAGGAAGCTACAGGTGCATCATCCTCTGGTCAATACGACGCCCCATTTCCTGGTTTTGTTAAAGATCCTTTGAAGATTGGTGGTCCTGATACCATTTATAAAGGAAGAGCGGTTAAAGACAAGAAGTTTCCGAGATATGGTGGTCCTGGTGCTAAGTTCGTTAAAGTTAAGGAGAAGTGTAAGAAGTTCCCATATTGTAATCAAGGTGATATGAATGCACTTGAGTTGATTGATAGTGATATTAACGAGACAATTAATCGTGTTAGTGTAAAAATGGGATTACCACCATCGGTAATTAACAAACTATTCTTGGAACATTTCAATAAAAAATGATATTTATAAATAAAAAGTAAAATGGGAAATTATTTTGATAAATTATTAAAGGGAGAGTTATCCGAAAAGATTGCGGATAAGAGTGTTAAAATGGCTAAAAAAACTATTTCAAAACATAAAGAAGTTGATGAAGGTAACGCATTTACAGGTGCTAGATGTAAAGCTATTTGTGCTGGTGAAACTGAGTTCACCTTTGATGGTAAAACTAAAAAATTAAGAAACGTTAATAATTCAGACTACAAATCTTGTGGATGTAAAAAAGTTGATGAGAATGTTTTAAGAATGTCTGAACATGAGTTAATTGATTTTATTGAGGATATGGTTAATGAAGCTTCAGATCCTCCAGGTTTGGTAACGTATAAAAAATCACACAAGGAATCAGGTAGTGAAAATAAACAATATATGAAAGACTTGGAGAAAAAGATGAAAGATTATCTTAAAGACGGGTCTAAGGGTAAATACGAAATGGATCCTAAGATTTTCCCTGCGGGAAATGGTGAGTTAGGTAAGATGAGTAAAAAAGCATATACACCATCAGGTGCTGTTGAAGAATATATTGAGAACTTTGCTTATTCCCCTGGTATGGAAAACCTACAATACGATGAAATACAACCAAATGATGATTGGTTAGAGGCAAATCTTGAAGGTTCATCTAAAACAGGTAACTCTACAAAATACGCAAATGCGGTTGATACAGGGTTAGGTAAAAAAATCAACACTAAGAGAAAGAAAAATTTATATGGTGCTGAGAAGAATAGATCATATAACAGAGTTACTCAACCTGTTGATAATGCTGGTGAAACAAAAGGTGCTGATAGTTTAAATAAACTATTTGGTAAATTGAATGTAAAAGAAAGTGATGATAAAAAAACTATGGTTATTAATGAAGAACTAAGTAAAATGTCAAAACTAATTTCTTATAATCAAAAAACTCAGTAATATTCAAATATTTCATAATTTTATTATAATTCCTCATATATGGATATGGGGAATTTTTTTTCATGGGTAGCAACACCATTAAATAATGATGAAGTGGATACTTGGTTCAAAATCAACAATATGATTTCTGAAAAAAGAGAAATGTTTTGTGATTTGTGTGTTGGGCTCACTGATGTTGTTGAAACAACTTATTTAGGTGGGGAAAGGGATGTGACTAGTGAAACAAAAGTTTTATTGACTAGTGAGGAACAAAGTAATCATTTTGATTGGTGTTGGAGAAAAATTTTAGAAAACTTTGAAAAAGAAAATATTCACATAAATGAAGATGGTGAACATAAGACATTCCTCAAGAATTTTTTTACAGAAATATTTTATAAACAAAAAAATCAAAAAGTTGTAGATGGTTTAAGAAAGTTTTTCATACAATTATTTGATGATAGAAAACCATTTACCAAATCAGATTTAGATATGATGACTGAATTGTACAAAAGTATTGATAAAAACCTTGTGATTAAAAAACAATAGTATTTACTATTGTTTATTGAAAACCTAAATTTTTTATATTAAAATTAAATGTATGGAAACATTAGAACAATTGAAAGCGTTGATGGAAACATTATCAACCGACACTGGTAAATTTTACAGTGGTAACAAAAGTGCGGGAACTAGAGCTAGAAAAACATGTCAAGACATGAAGACTCTATTACAAACCCTTCGCGGTGAAATATTGAACCATAAAAAACAAGAAAATGATTGATATCTCAACCATATTTCTTTTTTTATTCAACTTTTCATCAGTTGTCCTCATCAGGACAATTGTTAAGTTTATTAGTTCTCTCTTAAGTACAAATCCTATTAAAATGGAGTTAAGTAAGAGAGAACTATTACTTAATGGGATTAGTTTGTCATACATAATAACTTATTTAATTAAATTATGAAATTTATAGAAATTATTAAACTTATTTTTCCTTACCTACATAGTGTTCGTAAGATTAAATCTTATATCTCTTTTGATCTAATATTCCCCGAAAAGTGGGTTTTCACCGAATCCTTGTTGAAGGATCTTCAATATACTCAGAATGATGTTGATGATAAGATTATCGTATCTTTTGTTTGTGAACCTAACGAGGAAAATTTAACTAATACCATTGATGGTATTAAAAGAATTATCAAATATAATTTAGATAAAGAAACTAAAGAAAAACTATTTAATGATAAAGTAAAAGAACTTAAAAAAATCTTTGAAAAATCTTCATTAGATGATCTTATGACATTAAAAATGGATATTGAAAAGGAATTAAACCTTGAAACAATAACTGAAGATGCTTCCGAAGAACGAAATTGAACAAGAGTTAGACGAACTTCAAAATGATCGTAAAACATTCCAAAAAGAGTTAGCTATTGAAAAACAAAGACTAATTCAAACCTTAAAGGGTATAAATAAAGATGATTTAATTCCAAAACCAGAAAAATTAACAATATGGCAGAGATTGAAGAAAGTGATAAATATTTAACTACATTAGCGCAGATTGCCGAACTAACCCAAGAATTATATTTGGGTAAAACAACAGTTATATTTGAATTACGTGAAATGGAATTTCATACTATGGGTACTAAATTTAGGGAGTTAGATAAAGACACAAAAAGTTTTAAAATAGATGTTTCAGGTACTGAGTTTATTTACCTGATGGATGAGTCGTAAATTTTCGATATAAATATTGTTTTTCAAAACCTGATTGTTCCAACAAATTGTAAAGATAATTTCTCTGAGATGTTGATACATCTTTAACGAAAAGAACATCATTCCTTTTTTGATATAAAAATCGATTTTGAAGTATATCAATAAATCTATCAGCATCGGAAACACTTTTTAACGAAAATAATTTAATTTCGTCATCTTTTTGAAAAACAATTCTGTTATTTATTTTGGATATCATTTTTAAACCATCTTTTGATAAGTAGGTTTTTAAAAAATAAGGGACAGAAATCCTATTTTTTGTTTGAGGATCGTAAAGATCCTCTTCTACTTTATATGGTTTTACGTTTAACAAAGTAAAGTCATCATTCTCTAACTCAACTCTAATATTTCTTCCAAGTTCATCAGTCGCATAGTTGTCAAACAAAAACTTTCCTTTTTGTAATATACCAATTTCAAATTTACAAGGGTCACCATTTTCTGTTTGCATGTCAAAAATAATTGATTCCGATTCCTCAATCATTTTGTTAAAAAACTCATTAGCTCGTTTTGCGGTGATAAACGACTTGAAAATTTTTTTTCTTTTTTTATTTTTGAATAAAACAATGTGAAAATTCATGAAAGACTATTATAATATCTTAGGTATAAATAATAACGCATCTGAAGAAGATATAAAGAGAGCGTATCGAAAATTATCAAAAGAATTTCATCCTGATATAAATCCTGATGGTGGAGACAGATTTAAGGAAATTGCTGAGGCTTATGATGTTTTAACTGACCCACAAAAGAAACAGAAATGGGAGATGGAAAAGAATGGTGGTTTTAATGGATTTGGAGGGGTTGATGATTTTTTTGATCAGATGTTCAATCGTGGGAATCGACAACCTCAAGTACCTGATAAAGTTATAAACGTCAATATTGGTGTTATAGACTCGTATAGAGGTAAAACCGTTGAGATTAAATATCAACGTAATATCGAATGTTCTAGTTGTAATTCATCAGGTGGTGATACTGAAACATGCGGGACTTGTCAAGGTCAAGGATTTTTCGTTCAAACAATAGGTGGTGGGTTTTTCCAACAAACAATTAGACAGACCTGTCCTAGTTGTGGTGGTAGAGGTAAAATTGTTATTAGACCTTGTTCGTCTTGTTCTGGAAGATCTGTTAAACAAGAGATTAAGACCATTAAATTTGAGATACCTGTAGGTATTGATTCTGGTCAGTTTATAAGAATGACTAATTTAGGTGATTTTTCAAACGGGGTGTATGGTAATTTATTAATTAAAGTTGATATAGTGGAACAAGATGGTTTTATTATGAGTGGAATTGATTTAATTTATAGAAAAGAGTTTGACTTAGAATCATTAAGTTACGATAAATTTACTATTCCACACCCTGATGGTGAGTTATCGATTACAATGCCTGAAACTTTTGACACAACAAAACCCTTAAGGGTTAAAAATAAAGGATTTAAATCACATGGGATTGGTGATTTATATGTTGATTGTGTTGTTAAATTTAAAAGAGAGAAATGATATCTCTTACTAAAGAATAAAGACCATAACCTAAAATTAATAACATAAAAAAACCAGACCAAAGGAATAATTTATTTTGTTTGGTATATCCCCCTTTTTGTTTACAGGATGTACAATTACTTTTCTTTTCCATAATAATATTTATCAGTATGAAACAAATTATAAAAGAAGTTCTGAAAAAATATATAGAGGAGAAAGAGTTTAAGAAACCACGTAAGATGGGTAAATCTTATTGTAAGAGTACTCCATGTAATAAAATGGGGTTTAGTCAGAAGGCTAGTTGTCGTCCGTATAAAAATTGTTATAAATAATGAATGACTTTTTTGATAGGATATTTGTTATTAATCTTGAACGAAGATTGGATAGGCTTGAAAATATTTTGACCAATTTAAGTAAAATAAATGTTTCTGATTATGAAGTTATAAAAGCCGTTGATGGATCAATCATTGATCAACCTGGATGGGAAGGACTTAGACAAACATATATAAACATATTTAAAATAGTCCAAGAGAAAAAGTATAATAATTTTTTAATAATTGAAGATGATTGTGATTTTGAAGATGGATTTAGTTCACAGGTTCTGAAATTTTTAAATACGATACCAAATGATTATGATATTATTTATTTTGGAGGTAATCATTTTTCTAAACCTGAGTGTGAAATTAAAATCGTTAATGAAAATGTTATTAAAGTATCCAACACTGTAACAACACATTGTATTGGGTTTTCGGTTAAAAATTTTGATTTAATTTTTAATAGTATTGTCAATGAAAAAAATCATGTTGATTTAATTTTTGCTAAATTACAAAATGAGTTATCGGTATATTCATCTATAAAAAATTTAACGAGACAAATACCATCATATAGTGATATTGAACGCAGGTTTGTAAATTACGATCACGTTTTAAAATACAACTTTTCTTAAAAAAATCTATTTAAATTTATTGTAATTTAGATTAGTTTAATGGTAAAAGTAAAAAAATATGAAAATAGTAGTAACTGGAGGTGCGGGGTTTATTGGTTCTGCATTTATTAATAGATTAAACGAAAGACATCCGAATATTGAAATACTTTGTATAGATAAATTAACCTATGCTGGTGATATAAATAATATTAAATGTGATGTAAATTTTTTATGTAAAGATATTTGTGACATAACATCCGATGATCTTGGATCGTATGATTATTTAGTTCATTTTGCGGCAGAATCCCATGTTGATAACTCAATTTTAGATGGTAAACCATTTATTAAAACGAATATTGAAGGGACTTTTAACATGATTGAGTGTGCAAGAAAAAATAAAAATCTAAAAAAATTCATACACATATCGACTGACGAAGTTTATGGTGATATGGCAGACCATATTGCTATAAATCACGCTTCGGTTGAGGAGGAAGAACTCAAACCAAGTTCTTATTATTCAGTAACAAAGGCGGCATCAGACATGTTAATTGAAAGTGCTCATAGAACGTTCGGATTGCCGTATTTAATAACAAGAACCTGTAATAACTTTGGTGAACATCAGAATAGTGAAAAATTTTTATCTAAAATATATAATTGTATAATAAATGATGATGTTATACCAGTATATGGTGATGGTAAACAAATTAGAGAATGGATATACGTTTACGATAATGTTGATGTAATAATTGACTTAATGTTTGATGATGACGTACTTAATACGATATATAATATAGGTTCTGGTAATCATTATACAAACATTAGATTAGTTAATAAGATATCTGAAATATTAGGTAAAGATGTTAAAGTAAAATATGTCAGTGATAGACTTGGGCATGATAAAAAATATTCATTGAATTGTTATAAATTAAATGAGTATTATAAAAAAATAGGAATAGTTAAAACATATTACGACGTGATAGATTTTTTAGAAAAAACATATTCTCAAAAATAATTTTTGGATATTGGAATAAATATTGATATCTTTGTGTATCAAAAGTAAGAAACAATGGAAAACAAATTACCAGATTTATCTGAACGACATATTAAACAAATCATTCGTCGTAAAACTTGTCAACAAGTGGTAAAATCAAAAAAAGTTTATTCTCGTAAGGAGGGTAAAAAAGTTGTTTATCAATTGGGGTTGAATACCAATTGAATAATTTTTATTTTTCGTGTATCCAACTATTGTTTTTGGTATATTTATATTAAAAAATAACATTTATGAAATTAGTTAATGTTTTATCTTCAGTAATTGTTGAAGATGTAAGAAAACACGATAGTAAGTTAGTAATGGAGGTAAGTAAGAAAGTCCTTCAACAGTTGATTGATAAATTCAAAAAAGAAGATAACACATTAAAAGATCAAGACATAATTGACAAGGTTGATGACTTTGAGAAATACAAAAATCAATTACCTGTTGATAAGAGAGACTTATTCCAATTAAGTTATTCGGAACTATCTAATATTTTATCAGGTAAAGAATCAACTAAAACATCTAAAGATCTTTTTACACAATTAAAGGATAATTCTAGAAAAGCTGGAGAACCACCAGTTGAGAATATGGCTCTTAAACGAGTAATTAGACAACTAATGGATATTAGTGGTGAAGTACCTAAAGATAAAATGAATTTAGGCAGGGCAACTTATCTTCAGATTGTTGAGTTTTTGAATAAAAACTATTTGAAGTTATTGATAACTGCGATGAAGAAAAAATTCCCAGACTTATCAAACGATACCGTCCAATTCTATGCTAATAGCTATTATAGTAATGCGGCTGAAATACCTATTGACACACCACCACTTAAGAACTTATCATTTCAAGATATTGAACACATTGTTGATGGTATTGAGTCTAAAAAAGGTTACTCAGAAAAAGAATCAACTAAAAGTTATGATGATATCCCTAAAGTGTATCCAGTTGAAGGTGATTCAGATGTGCCTAATTTGGAAATTTACAAACCAACAGGAAAATCTGATTGTATTAGATTAAAAAATGGTAGAGGATGGTGTACATCATACGAAGGTGGTCCCAATCGTTATTATTATTATCGTTTATCTAATGAGTTAACTATTTATTATGGAATTGATTATGATAAACCATTTTCGGATGTTGATTTTGCGTTCGTTATCTTGGTTGATAAACAAGGAGGGATGAGATTGGCTGATGGAACAAATACTGGGAGTTATGCGGGTATGACCATTTTACCTTGGGAACAAATCGTTAATAAGATTCCTAAATTAAAAAATCTTAAACATATTTTTAAATCAGAACCTTTATCTAGTCAGGAAACGGAATTACTCAGAAAGTATGCAAATAAAGAACTTAGAACTGATAATCCTATAGAAGAATTAGGTAGTGAAAATGATGCGGCGATTTGGATTGAGGTTTCAGGTGAAAAGCTTAATGATGCACAATTTGCTAAACTAACGGATGACTTACAAAAGAAATATATTGCTATTGGTTATGTATTAACCGCAGGAATGGTTGCCTCAATGAATAGTTCTGTTTTATCTTATTATATTGGTAAGAGAAAAGAAGAACTTAAGACTAGATTATTGAAAGATTTGACAGATGCGGACATTTATTTGTTAAATTCTCCAATGTTAAAAGGATTAAAGAACGAACGTAAATCTGAATTAAAAAATCAAATAGGACAAACACCAAATAATCCAATGATTATGACCATTAAATATCCCAACGACAATCTTAGTAAATTCATTGATTTATACGGATTTTCTGAAATATTTAATCAAATCCCTAAAACTATTACGACTTTTGAGTTTGAAAATGAATCTAACTCTCCTATTGAAATTGTATTACCTGAAGAGTTTTCAGAATTAAAAAACATTGAAAATCTTAATTTCAAAAATTGTCTTAGTGAAGTTCCTGAAGTGATCGGTAAAATGGAGTCAGTTCGCTTTTTAATATTTAATGAATGTCCTAATCTTGATTTTATTCCACCATTTATTGCTAAATTACCTGAACTACGTGGATTGGTAATAGAAAAATGTAGTCCTAATCTCGTGTTATCTCCTGAAGTTAAACAAATGATTGAAGATCCAAATAGCAAAAAGTTCATTTATATCAGATAATTTGATTAAAATAAAAAAATATGAAATTAGTTAATGTTTTATCTTCAGTAATTGTTGAAGATGTAAGAAAACGCGATAGTAAGTTAGTAATGGAGGTAAGTAAGAAAGTCCTTCAACAGTTAATCGACAAATTCAAAAAAGAAGATAGCAATCTTAAAGATCAGGATATTATCGATAAAGTTAATGAGTTCGAGAAATATAAAAATCAATTACCTGTGGAAAAACGAGATTTGTTTAGATTAACCTATTCCGAACTTTCAAAAATCTTATCAGGTAAAGAATCAACTAAAACGTCCAAAGATCTTTTTACACAATTAAAGGATAATTCTAAAAAGGCTGGAGAACCACCAGTTGAGGATGCGGCACTTAGACGTTCGATTAGACAACTAATGGATATTAGTGGTGAAGTACCTAAAGATAAAATGAATTTAGGTAAGTCGACTTATCTTCAGATTGTTGAGTTTTTGAATAAAAACTATTTGAAGTTATTGATAACTGCGATGAAGAAAAAATTTCCAGAGACTTCTGATGAAATTATTCAGTTTTATGCTAATAGTTATACAAACAATATTACTGAAGTACCAGTTAACACACCACCACTTAAGAATTTATCATTTCAAGATATTGAACACATTGTTGATGGTATTGAGGCTAAGAAAGGATATTCTGAAAAATCTTCTAACACAAAATATGGTGATATTCCTATGGTTTATCCAGCTAAGGGTGAACCTGAAGTACCTAATCTTGAAATATACGCACCAAGGGATAAACCTGATTGTATTAAATTAAAAAATGGTAGAAGATGGTGTACTTCAAGAGAAGGAGGGTCAAATCTGTATTACAATTATCGTTTAGATCGTGAAAGGACTCTTTATTATATCATAGATGGTGATAAACCATTTTCGGATGATGATTATGCGGTTGTAATTTTAGTGGATCCAAGAGGTAGTATGGCACTTGCTGATGGTACGAATGATGGCGAATATTCTGGTCACCAAAACTTACCTTGGGAACAAATCGTTAATAAGATTCCTAAATTAAAAGATCTTAAACATATTTTTAAACCAAATCCATTAACTGATTCAGAACAGGAATTGGCTAGGAGGTATCGAAATTTTAATCTTAATACTGATAATCCTATAGAAGAATTAGGTAGTGAAAATGAAGTTGAAATTTGGATGGAAGTATCATCTAAAGAACTTAAAGATGCACAATTTGCCAAACTAACGGATAACTTACAAAAGAAATATATTGCATTAGGTCACATTTTAACCAAAGAAATGATTTCTTCACTAGGCAGTTCTAGTTTATCTTATTATATTAGTAAGAAAAAAGAAAGTCTTAAAAATAAATCATTGAAGGATTTAACAAATGCTGACATTGCCTTATTAAATACTCCAATATTAAAAGGATTAAAGAATGAACGTAAATCTGATTTAAGAAACCAAATAGGAGAAACACCTGGTAATTCACAAGAGATGATTATTAAATATCCCAACAACAATCTTAGTAAATTCATTGATTTGTACGGATTTCCTGAAATATTCAATCAAATCCCTAAAACTATCGAGAATCTTGACTTTTTTAACGAATCTAACACACCTATTGAAATTGTATTACCTGAAGAGTTTTCAGAATTAAAAAATATGCGATCTCTTTGTTTCAAAAATTGTTTTAGTGAAATTCCTGAAGTGATTGGTAGAATGGAATCACTTAACTTTTTATCATTTTATGACTGTCCTAATCTTGATTTTATTCCACCATTTATTGCTAAATTACCTAATCTACAAGCATTGGTATTATCAAACTGTAGTCCTAATCTCGTGATATCTCCTGAAGTTAAAGAAAGGTTTGAAAATCCAAATAACTCAGCGTTCCTTGATATAGAATAATTTGATTATGAAAAACGTTGATGTTGAGATTTATTTGAAAAACATGTTTAATTTTTTCAATAATAATCCCGAACAATTAAAAACACTAATAGGGGACTTAGACAAGTCCCTTTTTTTCTCTAGAATTAGGGATAAGGTTTATAATAACTTGGATAATGGTAAAGAATATGAGATGACTAGAAATCAGATGTTAGATGTAATAACATCAATGATTGGTCCTTTTTTTAGAACAAAATTTGGATTGATGTGTCTTAATTAAAAAAAGTTTTGTAAATAAAATTTTTTGTATTATCTTTGAGGTGTTAAACAATTAAATTAAATTAAAAATGGCAAAGGCTAAAACTCAATCGACCTTCTCATTTGTTGGTCACGGTAAAACAACTCGTCCTGGTGTTCATGCTAAGACTAAGACTTCTAAAAACAAGAAATCTAAAAATTATCGTAAAAAGTATCGAGGTCAGGGACGATGAATAAATTACAGGACAAAAATTGTTCATATGGTAAATTAGTTAATTGGCTGGAGAAAGAACATAATGTTCTTTTTTCAACATTTAATATTATGAATGGGTTAATATCGTTGGATGAGTTAAAAAATAATGCGACTTTAATATTCAAAAAATCATTTGAAAATTTACCTTCGGGTGTGGTTGGAATAAACGAGGCGTGTTATTTACTGAAGAACAATCTTTATATTTACTATTACGATCATTCAACTTACATTCTATATAAGGCGGAACAAAGTGACGAAATGATGTTCTTCTATAATCAACTAAAAAAGAAAAGTAATATAAAAAATGGAAATAACGGCTGATCAGTTAAAACAAAAAATCCAAGATGGGGAATCAATGGTTGTTGATTTCATGGGTACTTGGTGTGGTCCATGTAAGGTGTTGAAACCTATTTATGAATCAGTTAGTCATGAGATGACTGAAGTTAATTTTTATACGTTTGATATTGATAGTGATATTGATTTTGTAAAAACTTTAGGTATTCGTGGAGTACCGACGATTAAGGCGTATAAGTCAGGTGATGAGGTATTCTCAAAAAGTGGTGTATTACAGAGGGAAGAATTACTAAACGTAGGTAAAATGGTTATGTGATGGATAATTTAGTACTATTCACTATGGAAGGTTGTCCGTTCTGTGTGGAAATGAAAGATAAGTTAAATGAGCTTGGTGTTGAATTCGTTGATGCTGACATTGAAGAAAATGAGACGGAATATAACATGTTTAAAGAATTGGTAGGTAATGACTTTGTTCCAGCATTTATGGTAATTACTGAAGATAGTCAAGCTAAATTATATGCACCTGAACGAGACTACAATGAGATAGATGAAGGTATTGAGATCATTAAAAAACATTTTAATCTATGAATTAAAAAGGAGTTAGAAAATTACTAACTCCTTTTTTTTGTTTATCTTATTCCAAGGTTTTTCGTGAAGGGGGAAGAGAGAATCGTCCATCATATTATGGTCTTTTATCATCTCATTAAATTCTGTTAAGGTTATGTCAAATACGTCCATGGCACAGGATGATAACTTACTATTTGTGTAAGGTGAGTTTGTTTTAATGATTATGTCTGGTTTGTCGGTTAAAACTGATAATTCCAAACCTAATTCAATTTCACTAACCATTGCAAATTCCATCATATTATTTGCAACCATTTCAGAATAATAGTAAGGGGTTCTTAAATCCAAGGATAAACCAAATGGTGTTATTGATTGTGATGTTAATGATGTGAATTGTGATGGTTTAATTGTACCAAATTCCAAATAGACATCATTTTCATCGACGTAGTTGAATTTTGTTTGTCCTTCGTACTCATTCCATATATCAATCTGAAAACTTGAATATAAGGGTCTCTCAGTCTTGTAGAAACGATTCCATAAGTAAGGTGATATGATATCTATTTTAACCGCGTCGTATCTGATACAATCAATAAAGTTGGTTGGAAAAAAATCTGAGTATTCGGGGAACCAATCTAAAAACTCATCATAAGTTTTGGATAATAGGGTTTTTTCGGGATTGTTAGTTTCTCCTTTTACTACTAAAAAGTTTCCAACATTAACGAGTTCTAAAAGTGTTGTGAATTTATTATTTTCAGATACTTTCAACGTGATAAAATCTAAAAGAACATTATGTGCTCCTGATTTTGATTTTGGATTATATAATCTCATATGTTAATAATTTTATGTAACGATATGAGAAAAAAATTACATATTAAATATAATTTCCAATATATTCGTTATAAAGTTTCATTGAATCACTATAATCAGGATAATCTGGTATTCTAAAATCTAACCAATCATAACTATTATTATGTAACTCATATAATATTATTTGTAAATTACCTTTATCATTATATGTTTCATCATCACCACCTGTTAAAAAGTCGTATAGAAAATTATAAATAGTAATGAATGGTAAATCAACATAACTATCAGAGCGGGACTTATCTGAATCATCTTTCCATTTGATATCCGATCCAAATAATCCTCTTAGTTCTGAAAAAACCTCATTATATATTTCGTTAGTATATGCGTCATTATAAGCACTAAAATGTGCACTTGATAGTTCCAAAAATAGATCATACCATTCAGAATTAAATAATTCTGAAGTTAGTTCATCATTATCTAAAATCTCTTTAGTTATTTCAGGTGTTAAAGTAATTATTGGTGACCCAAATCTTTCCTTTAGTTCTTCAGACAAATCAGTTTCAAAATCTGATAAGTCTAAAGTTTTATATGTACTGACAATATAACCAATTACGTAATTTAATGTGTCGGTATCTAGTTCTTCAACCAATTCATATTTTTTATGCCAAGTATCATCAAATGGTTCCCAATGATCATCAGAGAAAACAGACTTGGCAACATCTCTAGGGGAAGTGTCTCGAGAGTAGTCTTTGAAATATTGTGATAAATCTTCTCTATCAAATCTAAATCTATAGGTGTTATCATCAATTTTTACAACATCAGTTAAGTAATCGAATATTATATTATCAACAATGATTTTTCTCTGTTCCAACGTTGAACTATCAATAATATGTTTCATCATAGAATTATAGTCCGATGAATTTAATTCTAATGGGTCAGGTTTTAATTCAAATAATCTATTATTCTTACTTACAAAATCAACAAACTTTTCGATACTGACAAAGAATTTTTCAATAAAATCAATATTACCATTATTGAATTTATCAATTGCGTAATCAAGTCCTTTCATAATACATAAATACTAGTTAAACAAAAAAAGGGAGACATATCTCCCTTTTTCAAATTAGTACATAAAAATTAACCTTTTGAGTAGTATTTTTGAATGGTTCTTTTGATTGCGTTTTGAACCGTATTATTACTCTGTTGTGGTTGAACCGGAGTTTGAACCGGTTGTGGGTTTTGTGGTTGAGGTGGTTGATTACCTTTACATCCGCATCCTGCCATATTTTTAAAATTTAATTAGGTTTATTTATTACAATAAATAGTTTTTCACTATCTTTGTTGAAAGATAATTGAGTTAAAAAAATTATTAAATATTTATTGTAAATTATTGTTTATGAAATTTATGAATTTATTACAGGAAGGTAGGGTTGAGGACTTTGCTAAGAAGTTTGCAAGTAAGTTTTCTCAGAATCAACTTTCACAGATTATTGAGTTATCTAAAGATTTACCAGGTAATAACAAGTATCTTATGTGGTTGGGTAATGTTTTGGACCCAACTAATTTTGATGGTGCTTTGGAGAAGTTAAACGTTATGTTGAATAGGTTTTATGAGGTATCTAATAAATTGGAAAGAAAAGAAATTGAAAAATATCAAAGTATTGAGGACCTATTGAATACTTTGGATGAATATCAAAATAGGGTTAGAAGAACGGTTGAAACTGTTGAGGGTTCTGATGTGGTATATGATGATGAAAATTTTACGGTTGTTGCTCCTTATACATACGAAGCGTCCTGTTATTATGGTAAGGGTACTAAGTGGTGTACAGCGTCTAAAGATTCCTCAAGTCACTTTAACAAATACAATAATGAGGGTAAGTTATTTTATTTCTTGGATAAGAAAAAACCAACATCTGATAAGTTTTACAAAGTTGCATATGTTTATGGTTTTGAAAGAGGTAAAGACGAGTTTTACGATGCACCTGATAACAGCTTCAATGAAGGTTGGTTAATTGGTACTGATTATTTAAATGGCATCTTAGAGAAGATTGATGAATATGTGAAATCAAAATATCCAAACGAACTTGAGATATTTGCGGATGAAAAAAGACGAAGAGAGGAGAAGGAAAGAATTGAACGAGAAAGACAACGAAATATTATCCGACAAAAAATGGAGGAAGCTGATGAACGAAGACAAAATAATTATTTTGAATATGGTGTGAAAGATGGTGAGGCGGAATATGCTTGGGCTCTATATTTGTATTTGGTTAATAATGGTGAATTTGATGGTCATGATGAAGATGAAATTTTAGAATATTATCGTATTAGAAATGAAAGAGATGAATTAAATGATGAATTATCATCTGGTGTGGGAGAGGAACGTGAATCTGAAATTGAAGAGAGAATTGATGAGATAGATGAACTTATTTCCGAGTACTTGGAAACACCTGACATTTATTACCTTATACCGACGAGTTATGGCTTTTATGGGTTGAAGGTGTTTGAAATTCTTGAAAGTTCTCAAGAATGGGTTGTTGGTTTAACTAGTGAAATTGAAGAAGCTGCGGTAGAATATCAGAAAGGTCTCATTGATGATATGGGTTTAGAAGGGTTTAATGAATCTTTTTTGTCGGATTATATTGATGAAGATAAAGTTAGGGACACTGCTCGTGAAATATATAATAGTTGGGTTTATGATGATCCCGATTCATATTTTGATGAATCTGATAAAGAATTATCAAGAAACCAAGAAGAGGCAATAAATAGTATTGAAGCTCAAATTGAGGATAAAAGAGAATCCATTTCAAACCTGAAAGAAGAATTAGAAGAACTGGAAGGTAGAGATGATGATGAATGGGATCAAGATAGTATTGATGATATTGAAAGTCAAATTAGTGATTTAGAGAGTGAAATCAGTGATTTGGAATATGAGATTGAGGATATTAAAGAAAACCCTGATGGTGATTATCCTGATGATATGATTGAAGAAAAGATTGATGAATTAGTTGATGATGCAATGAGTGATCCTCTCGGGTTCCTCAAAGAGTATGACTTCAAAATTAGTGACTACGTTGATGCTGATGAGGTTGCACAGGGTGTTGTTGATACTGATGGTGTTGAAGTTATGGCTCCTTATGATGGTGTTGTAAATGAAGAAGATTATTTAGATACAGAATTCAGTATTTTCAGGTATAATTGACAATATGAATGTTATGTTTATTTTTGGAGAGTATGGAAAAAGAAATAAAATTGTTAATGCCGACGGATTGGTTTTTGAGAAAGCCGGTTGATGTTGAATATAATGAGTATATCATTATGTCATTTATCAAAAAGGTTGAAGATGCATTAAGTCGAGGTGAGATTTATCCATATTTTTCAGAATTAGCATTACATTTAGCGGTTTGTCGGGCATATATTGAAGATGGTTTATTATTAGGTTTGGATAAGACATTTACTACTCCTGACGATGAGATAATGTTATTTGAGATTAAGAATGTCAAAAGTAGAAAAAAATTCACAGACAAAGAATATAAAGACATTAGGGTTAGTGCGGTAACGGCTCTTGAGAAATTAAAAGAATATTTTGTGGTTGCAAAATCTGTATGGGAGATCGGTTACCAGTCAGTTGCAACTAATCCAATCAAGAATGGGGATCACGTTTATTTCGGAGCTGGGTTCTTTATCTATCAAGACATTTTCAATAAAGAAAACTACATTTGGAAATATTCAATCAAAAAGATTAGACAAGATGCCGAGGAAACCAAATGTGATGTTGAGAGAATATATAAGGGAGAACAATCTGACAGGTATTCAAAATTGATAGATCAAATATCTGATTCAAAGTTTCCGATATTTGAATGTATCTCATCCCAAAATTTACCCATAGAGAATTCTTTGTTACCTTTATTCAAAAGAAAACTAATGAACCATACGATCCAATCTACAAAGACATTACAACTAAATGCGTAATTTATATGGCACATCGTTTTATCATTATAACACCTGAAGAATATGAAGATTATAAGGATTTTGATGGTGCGGTAATTATTCGTGAAAAAGTTATTGACGAAGTGGAAACTAACCAGTATCTTTATGAAAAAAATGATATGGATAACATTGATGGGAAACTTTTGAAAAAATTGACGCAACCATTACATATTGGTTTCATTGCTAAATATCTTTTGAAAAAGAGTGAATGGGAAACTAGAGAATATTTAATTGGTTTGATTGAGGAGGGTGTTATTGAGGAGAGTAAATATGGTAAGGATTATTTTGTTTTGATTAAAAATTAACTGATAGTATTATGAAAGAAAAAGAAATGGTTAATCACCCAGATCATTATAAATTTGGGAATGGTGATAAGTATGAAGTGATTAAAGTTATTGAGGCTTGGGATCTAGACTTTCACATGGGTAATACGGTGAAGTATATTGCAAGAGCGGGGAAGAAAGATCCGACCAAAGAGTTGGAGGATTTAACCAAGGCGATGTGGTATTTACAAAGAAAGATTGACAACATTAAGGAAATAAAAAATGGGAGTAAATAACTCCCATTTTTTTTATTAGTTGGATAATCTTATTCTTTATCAGTACCTACAGGAATGTTACCAATGTCGGAGATTCTGATATTTTGTAGGTTAGTAGTACCGTGAGACAATGCTTTTATTCTACCTGACATTACTAAGTATTGAAAAACGTAGTATAAATAATCGGGGACTAAAATGTCGGTTCTATCTATCTTCACTCCAATATGTTCTGGTGAGAATTCTTTAGTTGGGGTTCCAACAACATCGGCAGATCCTTTACGGATTAACCAAAAATCAGCATCGGGATTATTCACCGAAAATGTACATAAATCTTTAAGTCTCATGTTTATAAATAGTTTAGGGTTTATTTTTGTTGTTCATCAACGACACAAAGATAATGACTTTTTTTATTTTTTTGAAAAAAAAATTCATAAGTTATTTTTTTTCTTGTATCTTTGTGGTGTTAAATAAAAAAACTATGGTAATACTATTGTTAATTTTTGTGTTAATTGGTTTGGCCAACATAGACAAGAACGTTAAGAGAATAAATAAAAAATAAGTTATGGAAGACAGAATTCAAATTAATGGTGTATGGTATGTCAAGGAACAACCAGCCACAAACCCACACTCAGTAGAAGTCGCTCACTATCAGTCTATTGTGTATGAAGATGGGGATTATTGTTTTAAAGCAAGTATGTTAATCGATCCTGAAACACAACTACCTAAATATTCTATCATTGGTATGGATATTGAAGTGACTGATAAGACAAACGGGAGAGATTGGACAACAGAGTATTGGGATTCTGAATTTTTCCTCAGAGGTTGTTACGAACGTAACCCAGAGTCTATTGAAGTTCTAAAGGAAAGTTTGAACGATGCCGGTGTTGAAAACTTCATTGCTTTCCTACAACATACTGTAGATAATGGATGGTTACATCATACAGTTAAGGGAAAGATAGAATACCTTAGAGGTACTTCTGAGGAGGTTGTTGAAGTTGATGTACTTGGAAGATAAATCATGGAACAGACTAAACAATATTGTTTATTTTTATTAAAAAATAATTAATATATTTATTATGGCACATCCATTATTACATGCTAAATCTTCTGTAAAAAAGTTTGGTGGATCTGTTGAAGATTATATCCACATCCATAATTGGTTTGATGAGACCAAGGGATGGTTGGGACATTCTAATCACAGGATATTTCGTCATCATAGTGAAGGTATATTTGAGTGTCAAAAGGTATTCGGAGAATCCTTTGTTAACTCTGATGGTAAAACTATTTATACTAGATATGTTGGGGAACAACACGTTAGGGAAGATTGTTCCAATTATATACCATCGGCAAAGGAATGGGTTAAGGCTTTTGAGGATAAACAAAAACCTATGTGGATGATCAGGACAATGGACTTAAACATAGAAGACTAATATTTAATATTAAAAGATTATATGAAATATAAAATTACTTTGGATGAAAACGATAGAAAAACGTTTGAGGGATTTGCTCTTTATTTGAAAATGGTTAAAAGAGTTGATGTTGCTTATTGTCAAATTGATTTTTACGATGGAAATATTCCTGAGTATGTTGATAATCATTGGTTTCCAAAAAATGGTGAAACTGTAAAAGATAATATTTTTAAGACTGATGTTATTTTATCTGAGTTATTTGAAGATGGCGAACTTCACGATAAAATATTTAGTGATACACACTTTGACTCTTATTCAAGAGTTAATGTATATATAAATCCAGATGAGAGAAAAGTATGGTTTGATGGTGCATATCAAGATTACGGAACTGAAGAGTCTGAGGCTAGTGGTAGCATACCTGATGATGTTTTAGAAAAATTAGGTGGTGTTGGTATTTTTACTTGTACTTATAGTGGTGGTGGTGATAGTGGTTATATTGACGAAAACGATGAAGGGCGTTTTGATGGTGTAGGTGGTAATATGGTAGCTTTTTATGAATATGCCTACAAAATATTACAAAGAGAATATGGTGGTTGGGAAATAAATGAAGGTAGTTCAGGAACAATCACTATAGATACTATAGAGAAAGAATATTACATAGAACATAGTTGGAACACTGAAGAAATGGTTGATGTTGATGATGTTGATGTTTATTTTAACTTTTAATTAATATTGGAAAGTGGAACTTCGGTTCCACTTTTTTGTATTTATAAATAAACAATATGAAAAACTATTATGAACCCGAAGAAGATGAGGGTGCTTATGCGGAAGACGACATTGAGTCGTGAAAAAATGATGGGAAGATATTCCCTTTTTTTGTTTTTATAGGTATTTATTATAAATAAAATGTTTTTATGAATGTACAATTGAGTGAATCACAAATGAAAAGTTTAGTGTTCCAAAACAATGAATATTCAAGAATTATAAAAATTGTTGAATCATTTGATGATGAAGCTAAATTGGCAGTTGTTGAATACTTAAAAATTTTATATCCTAATAACACTATCGAATTAAATGAAAGTGCTATGGATTGGATTCAAACAGCTGGTGATGTCATTGGGATATTTGATCCTACAGGTGTTGTTGATTTGGTTAATGGTGTGATATATTTCTCAAGAGGTCAAAAATTCTTTGGTATATTATCTATGATTTCAGCAATTCCATATATTGGTGATGCGATAGCTAAACCAATAAAAGGATATGCTATGGCTAGTAAAGGTGTAAAAGGTTTGGAAGTCGCTATGGCTACGGGTAAAACAACAAAAGTAGCAAATGAAATACTTAAAGGTGATAAAGCGGTCAAAACATTGGCCAATAGTACATCAAAATGGGCTCAACCACTTATAAATTTATTGGAAAAGGGTAAAAGGATTCCATTGATAGGTAGATTTTTCAATTTAATATCAGATTGGATTAAATTATTCACTGCTGGAGCCAAAGAAGCTTCAGTTGCTGGAAAAACATCATCTTCAGTTAGGTTATTTAGGGATTTTAATGTTGATAAAATGGGTAAAATAACAAAATTTTTCAGAAATATTGGTTGGTGGAGAAATCCACAACTAAGTAAGTTGATTTTAAAAACCAAGTTTTGGGGTAGATTCTTGGATTATATGGGAATTACTAAATTTACAACACCTGAACAACTTGTTAACAAATACGGAGAAGAAACGATTAAAGAGAAGATGGAGGAATTTTCAAACACTCGAGAAGGTGATCAATTATTTAAAGATGAAATGAGTGGTAAGACAACTAAACCTATAGAAACCACACCGCAAACAACTCAAATTGATACAACACCAGTAAAGAGTGGTGGTGGTATTGATGACTTTTTTGGTAAACTAATTAATTTTATATAATATGCAAGTAGAAATAATAGAAAATATGATGAAGATGCAACAACAAGTTAAAATGTTGCATTGGCAAACAACAAGTTATTCACAACACCAAGCGTTTGGTGGTATTTATGATGAATTGAACGATTTAATTGATAAATTCGTTGAGGTTTGTATGGGAAAACATGGAAGACCTAGATTAACAGATGGTGTTATGAATATTGAGATTATTGATATTGATGAATTGAGTATTGATGATTATGTTAATTCTTGTGTGGATTTCTTAATTTCATTAAATGATGTTTATGAAACCACGGATAGTGATTTATTGAATATTAGAGATGAGATGATGGCGGAGTTCAATAAGTTGAAATATCTATTGACACTGAAGTAATTAGATAATCTCAATTATATCACCTTCACTTATTCCGTATTCATCACAAGCACCACCATTTAATTCTAAGACAAATCCACCATATCCTTGGTAGGTTTTACAGGGTTCTTCTTCACATGGAGGGCAATCTCTGTGGATTGTTGCTATTTTATTACCTGATATGAAAAGGATATCCAACGATTGGATACAATTTTTCATCCAAAATGATTGTTCTTTTTTAGTGGGCATAATAAAAAACATACCATTATTAGGGTATGGGAATTTTTTACCCATCATACCTTTTTCCAGGTCTCTCATTGAATGTCTTACTTCACATTTGAAAACCTGATCATTTATTCTTATTTTAACTGGATATAACATACTTATAAATATGGAAGAAATTGCGGGAATTATATATAAAGTTGGAAATGAGATTCTTTTATGTAAAAGATCTATGGGTCAATCTCTTGGAGGTTATTGGTCAATACCATCGGGTCACGTTGAAGATTACGAATCACCACCTGAAGGTGCCTTCAGAGAGTTTTTTGAAGAAACGGGATATGATTTACAGGGAGATGTTATTTATCTTGGAAGAATTTTTATTAGAGGTGAGGTTGAAAAAGTTATTCATATGTTTTTACATGAATCTGATCAAATGATTGATATTGATTTAGATATGGCTCAGGATGGATTTGAACACACAGAGTGTGGGTTTTTTGATTTGGATGATCTACCGAGACCTATGACACAATCCTTTATAGATTTTTTAAGTAGAATTTAATTTTTGAAGATATTTATTCATAAAACAGGATATTATGAAGAAATTTTTCAAATCAATGTTGAGTTCGGCATCTGGTGATGTGAGCTCAAAGAGAGTAATTGCTTTCATTGGTTTTCTTGCTTTAGCAGGAACTATGATTGTTAATTCATTTTCTCACGAAGAAATTAAACCATCTGCTGAGTTGGTAAGTGCGGTAGAGTATGTTACAATTGCATGTTTATTTGGAACATCGTTGGATAACTTTGCAGCACCTAAAAAACCTAAAAAAGATGAGGAGACTGAAGGGTAATGTTGTACAGTAGAGAGAAAATTCAAAAGGCGGTTGAATCAAAAGGATATAAATGGTTTGATTCTGATACTGATTACGATGTTAATATCGTTGGAGTTAGAAATTCTGCAACAGGTGATAAAGTTACCAATGCGTTTGATGATACTATCACAGTATCATATAAACTTGGAGGTCAATGGAAATACCATGAATGGGTTATTACCACTGATCCTGGTAGAAAGGCGATGTTAGAGTACCATAACGCAGCAGGTGTTGCAAGATTGGTTGAGGGTCAATATAGAGGATCCCACATGATTGGATTACATCAAGGTAAGTATGAGGCGTTAAGACAGGCTAAGAACGTAAAAGTTTATCGTGATGCGGATAAAGACATGCAATACGATGAAAACAAAATCCAAGAAGGGGTTTTTGGTATTAACATTCATAAAGCTGGGGTTGACTCAACTCTAATCAACTCGTGGTCGGAAGGTTGCCAGGTGTTTAAAAAAGAGATTGATTTTAATGAGTTTATGGGTATTATGAGAAATGCTAGAGATAAACACTCTAACTCATTCACATATACTTTAATTGAAAGTAGTGACATTAAATAATGAAAGAACAAATTAAAGAATTTCCCGAGGAGTCAGGTATCTATATGATAACTTCACCAACCAATAAAATTTATATTGGAGAAGCAATTAACTTGAAGATAAGATGTAGTTACTACCTCAATAAAAATCGTATTAAGGGACAAAGAAAAATATTCAACTCATTGAGTAAATATGGTGAAGAGTCACACAAAATTACAATTTTAGAATTATGTGACTTGGAGTTGTTATACGAAAGAGAAAGATATTGGCAGGAATTCTTTAATTCAGTAACTGATGGTCTTAATTGTCACTATACTAGTACCAATGATAAGAAAAAAATACACTCAATGGAATCTATTAAAATAATGTCAGATAAATCTAAAGGTGTGAATAATGGTTTTTTTGGTAAAAAACATTCAGAAGACTCCTTGAAAAAAATATCTGAAGCTAGTAAAGGCGTTAATAATCCCAATTATGGTGGTAAATTCTTAAATGATGAGTATTTGAATAAACAAAAAATATCTAATAGTAAAAAACCACTAATTGTTGTTGATTTAGAAACTAATGATGAAAAAATTTTTATAAATTCTAAAGAACTTGCAAAATATTTAGGAGTTAAAGATAATTTAGTTAGGATGGCTAAAAAAGATGGTTATAGAATTAAAAAACGTTATAGAGTTTATGATTTAGTTTAATAGAAATGGGGGTCACTGACCCCCATTTTCATTTTCATTTTCATTTTCATTTTCATTTTCATTTTCATTTTCATTTACTTGCTAATATTATTTCTGTCGTATCACATTTCGGGTAATCAATCCGTTTGGACCGACGCCATTTACGATCATAGTCGTAATTAGTTGTAACAAACCTTGAGTATTTGTTTGATTTTGGGTTTCCTTTGTGATAACAGGCAACCGCTTTATCCCAAGATCGATATTTTAAGTAATGAATTTTTAACATCTTCATTGATATTCTTACATTCTTATCAATATCATACATTAGAATTTTGTTTGTTACTTTCTTTTCTAACTTTTTTGCGTATCGGGGTATGATTTGCATTGGTCCTACCGCTCCACATCTTGATCTTCTGTGTGGGTTGTAGTTATTATGGTTCGGTCCTCTATAACCAGTTTCCATGTATGCGATATTATACGCGATGTGTTTGGGAACGTTATACTCATCTGAGTACTTTTCAATACTTTCGTAGAGTTTTTGTGATTTTATTGTTCCATAGTGTTTATTTGTTTTTGCGACAGAAAATGAAATAAAAAGAAATGAAAATAGTAGTGTAAAAAGTGTTTTCATAAGTAAAAAAATGTTTAGTCATATCAATAAATAAAAAAAGAATTGTATAAAATGAACTTTTGTACTTCTTGTTAAGATATCATTAACTTTTCATTTTATTGGTTATTTTCTGTTTTTTGTTGTTTTTGATGTGGTTAACGTGGATTTATCGGGTTTTTGTGAAAATGTGTCTTTAACACTTTTGTATGTTCGGATTTTATCATTATCTTTGTGGTATGATTATAAATCCTACAACATCTGTTAAGAGAATTGGTATTAAAAGGACTGAAAAGATTGCTGAGATGGTAATTGATTGGTGTAAGGTTAACTTGGGAGTTAATAGACGTAGAAAAAGTCCGATAACACACCTTTGTATTAAGGGTCGTGTTGAGAATGATGGTAGTCGTACTTTTGGGTGGTATGATCCCGAGGATAATATCATTGGATTGTCGTATAACTTACATAATACGTTGGGTGATTTAATTCAAACTATAATTCATGAATATGTTCATTCTATGCAACCTGTTATTACCAAGTATAAGAGGTTATATAAGACTCATGGGTATAAAAATCATCCGTTTGAGATTGAGGCTAGAGTATTGGCTGACCAACTACATTACAAATGTCTTCAAGAAAACAAAGAAATTTTGAAAAACATCTTGACAAAATGAAAAAAAGTTTATAATTTTGTAGTGTTGATTGAGATTTTTGGATTTAACGGAATATTTATAAAAACTAATCCAAAAAAAATTTCAAAAAAACACTTGACGGGATGAAAAAGGTTTTATATCTTTGTAGTCCAAAAAGTCGGATAATACTCAAAACCGACAACGTTCTTTGAATAAGACCATTTCCCCTCTCAAGGAATTAGGTCAACGGTATTGGCGGCTTAGCGTCATTAGATAACCCCGGTGACGGGACTAAAAGGGATTGTAAGGTTTAGCAACCGATGGT